CAAATATTTCAACCTGGTCTTGAATCATTGAATGCTAAAGTTGTGAACGCTGTTACGGAAGTTAACAACAAAAGTTTATTGAAGAAGCTCATCGAGGAGTGGCCGTATGTTCCATTGCCATCTCTATTAGACACAGCCTTTATATTTATCAGTCTCCGAACTGTTCTTCAAAAACGACTTTCTGGCGTGACTGATGCCTGTAAGACCTACTTAGATGACAAGCAGGCTTGGGTGTCACCAGCCAATCACCACGGAAAGGACATGTCGATGGATCCCAAAAAGCGCACTTCAGCGCATGAAGGGACTTATTCATTTACGAGTGTGGGAGAGTGTATAGAAATGCGCGACAAAGGACAAACATGTTGTGCACGTACAGGTTACGTTAAGGCAGACTCATCTTTTGATGTGTATGTCGAACCAGTAATCGAAAATTATCTATACGAACCTGCAAGTCTAAATGAAGAGAAGAAAGCTAGAGGAAGGGGCGTCTTTTTGGACAAAACGGGCCTGAACTTTAGAACTCACAACGACAAAGAGCTCGCTGGGTACTTCACCCAAGGGACTCATTGGGCAACTCAATCTGCAGTTATAAGAACTGGTTCCACTTTGGAATACCAGAAAGCTGCAAGGCGTTTGATTGAAGCCCGCAAAGGCGACCCTCAGCTAAGGGAGAGAGCAGGCAAAATAGCAGCGCAGACGCTAGCATATCTTGGTTCGATGTTAAATAACAGTGACGAGAACTTTGATGCAGTCAAGATCAACAAGGAATTAACCACTTCAATCCGCAAAGTTGACCCTCTTTACGAGGGACAAGCACACAATACCACTGTGTGTATGCAACTAGGGGTTAATCTTGAAGAACTTGCGCTCACACGTTCAGACATGAATTTGTGTGCGGCAGAAGCAGCTGTAGCTCATTCCCGAGCAAATGAGACACTTAAGGGGCAAGGTGGTAGAGACATAGATGCGTACAATCATCTCATCGAATACATTGATGAGTTAGGAGCGAAAGTTCCTGAACGCAAGGGCTATGCTAAGCAATCAATTGAATATGCTAAGGAATCTAAAAAGTTTCTTACTGTCCAAATGAAACCAAACGAGCCTCAAAAGTACAAGGATGGGAAACTGAAGTTTGCGCGTATGGTAGTATCAATTACAGGACAGGGCTGGATAGACTCCTCTCCGACTGTTTGGTGCGACAATAAGCACATGCTCGAAAGTACCGTCACAGTGACCAACCATGGTGACACATTTACCGTTGAACTGAATGAAACTAAGAGAACTTACAGATGGCCTTGTAACGAGGCGTCTAAACTCCATAGAACTTTCAAATGCCGGACTGTTGTCACTAAGACGAAATGCGATGCTTTGGCAGAGGTCTTAGGAGAGATGATAGACGAAGTTGAAATGGACCATAAAATCTACAACTTCTTGAACCATGGTGATGACATGGTTTCAGTCTATTGGGACAAAGGTAAACTTGTATGTTGTGAAGGGGATTTAGTCTCAAACGATTCCTCACACGTAGACGCGTCATTCCGAAAGGCTCATTTGATGGACCGATTCAGAGGAGAAGACACGTTACAAGCTATGACCCAACTCGCCTACCCTGTTGAATTCAAGAACCCAACCGTCCCTACAGAACGTGGTCTCTTCAGACCGAAACAGGGAATGAGGTTGCCTTCTGGAGCAACACCAAC